CTCTTAAAAACAACCCTCTACCCCCCCCCCCCCGGGGTGGGGGGGGGGCTATTTTGTTAGGAGGATACACCATGGACAAATTGACAGATGCTAGGCTAATTCAGGGGTTTGTCTTGAGCATAAAGCACAAGGGCAAGCGCATAGAATGGCTGTTAGACTGCTACCCGTGGGGACAGCCCGAGGGCACTGCATGCGCCGTGTATGACCTTGTTAGCGGGCGCGAGCTGCCGCCAATCAGCGCGGCGGCACTCATTCAAGTGTTATCCGACTACGGCATAGCGGAGTACACCGTTGAACCGCCATTGGAACTTGAAAAAGAGGATATGCGCGGGCGCGGTGTGATTGTATAAACATGCAATGCATATACAGTGAATGAATATGCAAAACGCAATGCGATACCGTGCGCGGCCTATCCCCCATGGGGGCGGGTGGGTTAGCACTCTATCGCCGCAACTGCTAGTAGTCAACCGTACCGGGGGCGTGGGTTTACAATATAGCCCGCGTCTCTGGGCGGTTTTGGGGGTTAGTACATACATTCCCCATATCGAAAGCGTTTTCAACCTCCCTAAATCGGAGCGATTTTCAATTGTCATACCCTCTCCAAGTCGGAAGTAATTTACCCCACCCCCCCCTATATTTAGATTTTCTATGCGTAAGCATAGACAGAGTGCCGTATATACGGGTACTATACAGACTTTATTTACTTGAGAACCTTGTTAAGCCCCCAATACACAAGAATCACAAGAAGAATCACACCCGGTAATCCCATAGACAAACAGGCTGAGAAAACAATAGTACCAACGAAAGCAATGAAATACAAAAGGAACACAATACCCAGCATTGCCATAATACAAGCGAACATAATAACAACTCCCAATATAATATTATCTGGAACTTGTTCCAGACAGAGTACCGTAGGTACGAGTTTTAAGTAAAGGATATCTTCCTCTACTGTCTATATTATATCACAGAAGCACTATGGTTGTCAAATATTATAGCATATTATATGCAGTACTTCTATGCTCTAAGCAGCCCTATTTATTATTATCGTGTACTATATTTCGAGCTACGGGCTGATTATACTACACAGACGTATTCATTATCAAACATATCAGCACAATAAAACAAAGATTATTTTTCATCATCAAATAAAGTTTCACTCAACAATATAGCAAGCTGGACTTCACAATACAAAATAACACACGAACACACAATAACACCAATCATACCAATAACAAAATTAAACATAACAATCAAATCCAATCACAATAATAGCACAATCACTCAATAATAACAATCACAACAACAATAATTACAACAATCACAATCATTCAACGACTATATTATACACTATTCAGTTTTATTTGTCAACCCCTTAATTGTAAACAATTTATTAACTCGTGCCCACATCACTCTATCACTGCAATACAGTTACAAGCTTGTAATATATATTAGCTTGTAATATATGCTTATAGATATACACGCTTATATACAAGCTTATAATAATTACAGGCTTTACTACACGTTTTAAAGTATTATACGCTTGCAATATAATATATTAATTTAATTTATTATAATAATATATATTAATATATACAAGCGTATAGAATCGTAAATCGTGTAGATAAGCTTATAGTATATTCTAGCTTATAATACAAGCAAATAGATATATAAGCATATATTACAAGCATATAGTATTATACGCTTGTATAAATATATATTATTATATTAATATATAAAAAAATAATATTATATTGCAAGCGTATATTGTAGCCAAAACGTGTATATAAGCGTATAATATTATAAGCATATATACAAGCGTATAGATATATATATGCTTATAATACAAGCTAGTACATACTATAAGCTTATAATATATTACAGTAATCTTGTTAATATTTTGTTCATAATTAAGGTATTGACATTGTTGTGATTTTGTGGTATAATGTATTCATAGCCAAGAAAGGAGGCTAGAGATGCCAAACGCTGGAAAGGTGTTCGAGAATGAGATAAAGAATAGCATACCTGATGGTGTGATGTATTATAGAATTAAAGACCCGGCTCAAGGATTTGGTGGGAGTAGTACGACAAGATTTTCGCTTCACAACCAATGTGATGCTTTATTATATAAATATCCCAGATTGATAGCTTTAGAATTAAAAAGTACACAAAGCACAAGCATTCCTTTTTCTTTCACAGACAACAAAAAGAGCATAAAGAAGTGTCAGATATACGGGCTATGTGACTTTTCATTGTATAAGGGAATAACGGCTGGATTCTTGATGAACTTTAGGAAAACAGAAAAGACATATTATTTAGACATTGATGGATTTCTAAGATTTATGATAGACACAAGTAAATCAAGTATCAATGAGAAAGACATTATAGAATATGGAGGAATAATTATTCCTTCTCAGAAGAAAAGAACAAGAAGTGTTTATGATATTGGAATATTATTTAACGAAAGGAGGGAAGAAGATTGAACTTGTATGTTGACTTCGACAATACAATTGTAAATTCGTCAGAAGTTATAGTGAAGATGCTAAATGAACAATTTGGAGAGAATAAAGATTATAGAAAGTTAAGGAAGTATGATTTTAGAGATTTATTTCCAAACTGTTCATATTGGGATATAGAGAAGTATTTTGAAAGTGACAAGATGTTTGAGCAGTTGGAGTTATATCCAGAATCATATAACACACTCAATTCTTTCAAGGATAAATTTGAGAATATAACGATTGTCACAATTGGAACAGAAGATAATATAGAGAAGAAAAGGAAGTTTATTAAAGATAAATTTTCTTTTAACATAAATTTAATTGGTATTGAAAATCATGGAAGAAGTAACAAGAGCAGCGTTGACATGCGTGATGGTGTGTTTATTGACGACCACGTTGATTGTTTACATAGCTCGAACGCTAAAATAAAGATACTTATTAAAACAAATGAAAATGCGGAATGGAGTAAAATAGAACCCAATGAAGATATTTATGTAGTTAATAACTGGTATGAGGTTTACTCTATTTTAGACTTTATAACGAAAAACGAGGAGATGTATTTATGGGATACATTGTAATAGTAGGAAAGAGTGCTTCGGGTAAAAGCACAATAGCAAATGTTCTTTCGGAGGACTTCAAATACAAAAAAGCCATTTCAGCAACAACAAGGCCCATTAGAGCGGGAGAAGTTGACGGAGAAGATTATTATTTTATCACAGATGAAAAATTCACTGAAATGATAAAGAATGGAGAGTTTATTGAGTGGGCGGAATATCGCGGATGGAGATATGGAACCCCAAAGAGTGAACTTGATAAGGGTGAGAATACTATTTTCGTATTGAATCCTCAAGGATTAAAGGCTTTTAAGTCTCTTGGAATTGACTGTATAAGTTTTTATATTGAGACTGAAAGTGGGTTGAGGATTATAAGACAGCTTGATAGAGGCGACGACAAGAAAGAAATCGAGCGCAGATACTTTACTGACGAAAAGGATTTTAGAGATATTAGGAAATATGTTGATTATGTAATTAACAATGATACAGACATAGACGAATGCGTAGATGAAATGTTGTTTGACATTATGTATTCAGAGAATCCACAATCATTGGAAGAATTTTTAGAGAAACTTGAAAACGCTTTTGACAAAGCAAATGAAAATATAGAATAACGGAGAAGATATTATTGGTAAATAGGCAATTCTATATCTACAAGTTTGAAAGCAAATATTTGGCTAAGAACAAATATAACATCAAGTTGACTTTCAAACAGGCCAAGGAAAGCGACAATATCATTGCGGTATCAGATAGTCAAATGCTTCGCAGCATAAGAGACATACAACAACGATATGTTGATAGATATAAAGTTGAGTTGTTGTTTAAAAAGAGAGATGATATAAAGAAGCTACCATCATCAAAAGTTAATTCTTCTTTGATAAGAGAAATTAACAAACAAATAAACATGATGATGTTCGTACCTGAATATGTTTCGGTTATTATTACAAAACCAGCACATTACACAAAGTTATTTACTAACGGATTGTATATTAACGGAAAGAAATATATAAGGTTTTCTTGTTCGGCTTCACAGGCTAGAGTGAATACGATTATAATGGTTCAAGAAGATATATCTTCTGAACTTTATAGAAGATTGAATAATGGTAGGCATGACAAAAAACTAAATCCAAGTAAGTTTAATGCTTATCTAGGACTTAGCAGTTCGGCAACAATACCAGTAAGCACACCAAGGGTTTGTGTAGTATCAGACTGTTTGATGAAAAGGAACACGCTTGTAAACTACGTTACAGAAGTAGATGAGCCATTGTGTGACGATATTATTGAACGCAAGGAAGTAGAGATAGAATATAATTATTTTGACGGGATGGGATTGATTTCTCCGCAACAAAGTGAAAAGTGGGCACATGAACTTGAACTTGATTGGATTCCTGCTGAATGGTGCATACGCAATGCTTGGATAAAGGGAATGGTTTGTACATTCCCTATCCAAGAGTTCTGTGAAAAAGTAAATCGCGGAAATTATATGATTGAAACCATTTATAAGAACGAGGACGGAACTCCGAAAATGGCAGACTTGAGAAATATTGATGTTATTATCAGTGAATCTCAATTCAAGATGGCTGGATGCTATGATAGCTATGAGGAGTATGAACGAAACGCAATTAGCAATAAACTTTCTTGGGGAATATCAAAGTACGCCCCGAAACAAGATTCTAACAATCTATATCTAAACTATCAATCTTTACAGACGTTAAAACTTGACGATGATGATGTTAAGGACTTATGTGAACCCACTGTTAATTGGATTCGCGGCGTCACAAGAGACAACATCATGTATACTTCTCTGTTCCTTATGGGGAAGTCGGTTGGTAAAAAAGGACTAATAGACTTTATCAACAGTAGTGATAATTACTGGTTGAAGTCGTTGATTGTAAATAACGAAGTTATTAAAGATAGATATGTTTCGGATAAGATATATGATAATATTGTGAACAAGATTAAGAGCGCCTGTATGGGCAAACTTATTGTTAATGGTAATTATCAGTGTTTGGTGTCTGACCCATATGCCATGATGGAACATATTTGTGGGTTACAGCCTAATGGTTTGTTAAAAGAAAATGAGTATTACTCTAAATACTGGAACGATAGAGGAGTAACGCTTGTTGATAGCATGCGCTCGCCATTGACGTACAGAAGTGAACATAATCTATTAGACTTAAAAGAGAACGAAGAACTAAATCATTGGTACAGATATTTAAACACTGGTATTGTGGTTAATGTTCACGGCGACGATGTTCTCAGATGGGCGGATAGTGATTATGACTTCGACATTCTTGCCACTACCTCAAACAAGACTATTATCAAAGGTGTATACAAAGATGAACTTGCTGTAACATACCAAAAGAAAACAACCGATAAGATTAATTTTACACAAGAGGACTTGTATAAGGCCGACTTACTTGCTTTTGGTTCTGATATCGGGGCGATTACAAACAAAAGTACATCTATGTATGCTATGCTTCCGTTGTATAACCCAGATAGCCCACAATATAAAGAACTTGAACGTAGGCTTATAATGACCCGTGTGGCGCAAGGAAATAGCATAGACAAAGCCAAGGGAGTACAAACAAAGCCATTCCCAAAGCACTGGGCTAATTATCAAAGGATTTCTGAAGAAGATAGTGAAGAAGTAAAACAAAAGAAAGAGTTCTTTAATAGTATTCTAATCGAAAAGAAACCTTATTTTTTCAAGTATCTTTATAAAGATAGCAGAACGGCATATAATAAGTTTTTAAGAGAAGAAGAATCATATAGAAAGATTTATGGTATTGATTTGGATTCCATTCGCGGCAAAGATGAGAGTGAACTTACAGAACAAGAGAAATATTATCTTGCTTCAATGAATTATAGAAACCCGCTTATTGAGTCTGATTGTGAAATGAATCGAATTTGTAGATATCTTGAGAGTGTTGATTTTGACATAAAACACCCCAAAGAAGAACATAGTGATATTTACAAGCTATATATGAATGACGGAATAGAGAAGAATATAAATACATACAACTCTGTAAAGAGTGCCGTCAAAAGTTTTTTCTCAGCTTTAAGAGAAAATGTTTCTATGAATGATTATTCAACTTCTTTGAAATATGTTCCTGATGAAGAATATAAAATATTAAATAAATATGATTTATTCAAAGATAAAATGACCGAAGTATGCTCAAATGTAAATGAGCTTACCAATTATTTGGTTGAAATTTTCTACGTTGACATGAGGTCGTGCAATAAAGATATTCTTTGGAAAACATTTGGAAAGACCATATTTGCGAATGTATATAATAAATCTTCAAAGAAAGTTCTTATTCCGCAAGTTGAAGAAAGCGGAGAATATGAATACTTGTTCGACAGATACAACATCTTGGAGGTAGACTTGGTTGGTTAATGAGTATAATGAAATATCTTATGCTAAGAAGATGCTTGACAGTGGATTCTTAACCAATAAGAGAATGTACGAACTCAACATCTTAGCCAAATACTTCTTCCATCTTGGTTTTAAACCCAAAAAAGTCGAAGAAGAAATAATTGAATTTTGTAATAAGAACTTTGAGGACTTTAACGAAGCAAGGTACTTTGACAAAATCCAGTCTATTTTAAACAATGCTAAAAAGGTGCCAATCATAGAGGTTGGCACCATCCCAATTACAAAGAAAGAAATGGAGTTTATAGCTTCAATTAAAGAGCCGTTCAAGTTTAGTAATGTACTATTTTGTTTATTGGTGATGAAAAAGATTCGTGACAAGCTTGGGCATCAGCCATACTTGAATTGTAAATATACTAAATTCACCAAAATGTGTGGACTATCCTCCACCAACGTCATCTATCCCATCATTCGCCGCCTAGAGCATCTCGGCTTCGTCCGTGTCTGTCGAAACTCCAACCTTGAAATCTTATTCAACGTAGACTGTTCAAATTCTCCTACTGTTATAGAAGTCAATGACTTTGACAATATCTATGCTTATTATCATAACTATCTTGGCAAAGGGAGATATGTTGAATGTTCATCTTGCGGTAAGATGGTTCGAGTAAAGGGAAAATGGCGTAAATACTGTAATGAATGTGCTAGGAAAATTAAGATAAGACAGACAATAGAAGCTAGAAAAGTTGAAAGTTTGGAGTAAATTTTACCTATCTTTTCTTTATACTTTTCCTATATTATTTTAGACACCCCAAAATAAAAACGGCCTAAAAATATATAGGAAAGAGAAGAAAAAATAGTACACAATAAAATCTTCACAGAAAGGTGTAAATACGTTTGATAAAGATAACCAAGCAAGAATACGAGCAAGGAATTAAAGTTTCTGGATTCAAGTGCCGTAACCCAATTTCTCATTCAGGGAAGAACAACAAGTATTACTATATAGTAGAAACTGACTACGAGAACTACCAGAAGTTTATTAAAAATAAAAACAGGTTGGGAGCTAAATAAATGTCCTACATCTTCGACACTAATATGTTCATGGAAGATTTTGACGTGAACAAATACAAAGGCGAGAAGATATATATACCGATTGTGGTACTTGAAGAACTTGACAAACATAGCCACAGTTCTGATAAACTTAGAGCGTACAAGGCTCGAAACGGACTAAAGGCAATTGAAAAACTCGGCCAAGTTAATTATGGGTTTAACGGGATTGAGGAGAACAGAGTTTCTTCTTTCTTGGACATGAACGTTAAAGACAATTTGATTATCGAAGCCGCCCATCTGATTGCTCAAAAAGATTCGGACGCTGTGTTACTTACGCATGATTTAAACATGTATCAGAAGTGCGTAGCACTCGGAGTCAAATGTAAACATATTGATTATTCAAAGACACCGATTTACAAAGGATATATTGAGATTGTTGGTACTACCGATACAATCAATAGATTCTTTGATGAAATAGACACCGATACACTTTGCCCAAATGAATATATTCTTATCAAAGACGTGTCTACCAACGAAGAAACCGAGATGCGTTGGACAGGCGATAAATTCGTTGGACTTAACTTGCCTGATTCTAGGGTAGTTAAGGCTAAAAATGCTTTACAGAGATGCGCTCTTGATTTGATGATGAACAAAGACATTACCGCTCTTGCTATTCTCGGCGGATATGGTAGCGGCAAAACATATTTATGTATGCAGATGGCTCACTATTTTGTTCTTGAAAAGAAAGAGCAAAGTAAGATTCTTGGTATCAGAGAACCAAATGGAGAGGGCAAAGATATTGGTTATCTCAAGGGGACATTTGAAGATAAGACAACAAGATTTTTCCGTCCCATTGAACAGCAACTTAAAGGCCCAGGCGAATATGATTATTTAATCCAGTCGGGTGTAATTGAAACCGAAATTCCTTTCTATATGAAGGGCACAACTTATGATAAAACTATCTTCGTGGTTGACGAGGCCGAGGATTTGACAGAAGCTCAAATCAGGCTTGTGGGAACTCGTGTTGGAGAGAATAGTAGAATATTCTTTTCGGGGGACTTTGCTCAATCAGTGAAAGATAAAACCGTTTCTAACCCACTTGTTAAAATGTGTGAACAGTTAAAAGGCAACAAGAAATTTGGTTGTATTTATTTAGACGAGGATGTTAGAAGCGAAACCAGCAAAATGTTTGCTGACCTATTCAATAATTAACGAGGTATATAATATGGATTTTGAATTATCCCCTATCTTTATTCCAGAGGATTTGTCTAATCTTAAACTTCCCACGCCAGAACTTGTTACGTTCTATCAAAGTCTTGAAAATAGAGTTTTGTGGTTAGATGATGAAATTGGCGACCAGCTACTTGAATTTTCAAAATATATTATTCGTTGGAACATGGAAGATGATAAGGCGGAAATTCCTATTGAAAACCGAAAACCAATTAAACTTTTAATTTTTAGCCCCGGCGGAAGTTTATACGCTTGTAATCACTTCGTAGATGTTATTGAAATGTCCCGAACACCTGTGTGGGGTATAAACGTTGGAATGGCCATGAGCGCTGCGTTTTTTATTCAGCTTTCTTGTCATAGACGACTTGCTACGAAGAATGCGGTTGCCTTGATTCATCAAGGAAGCAACGGAATTAGTGGAAACGCTGCTGACGTTATTAGCTCGGCTAAGAATTATGAGCAACAATTGAATAGGCTGAAAGATAGAGTTCTTGAGAAAACAAATATTACGAGTCGTCTTTATAATCAAAAGCTGAAAGAGGATTGGTATTTGGATTCTTCAGAGCAATTGAAATACGGGATTGTCGAGGCAATTGTTGAGGATATCTCTGAATTGTTTTGACGAACAATAGGAGTAAACGGAAATGGCAATAAAAAAGGCAAAAACAAAGGAGCAGCTTACTAGAGAAGTTGCTAAACGCACAAAATACCTTAAAACACCAGTTGGTGAAATTATAGAAGCCCTTGAAGATATTATGAGTGAGAGCATTATCAATGGGGAAACAATTCGATTTAGCTGTTTTGAAATTGGTAATAAGGTTGTCCCACCAATGAAAGGCATTAACCCTAAGAGTGGAGAACCTTATATTTCAAAGGAACATACAGTTCCTTATGCTAAAATTCGACCTACATTTAAGTCACTTTATAGGGAGCTAAACGAAGATGAAAAGTAAACAGGGTATTTTTGATTCAACGAGCCGAAAGATTATTGGTACTCTCAATCTTGATGATGGAGTCGTTGTTGTAGAAGTAAACGGAACATCAGTAACTTTGGATGAAGTATTGCAAGACTATAATGGTTGTGATATTACTATTACAGTAGGAGATAATTCTTCCGGGCTTACGCAAGAATAAAGGAGCGCTGTTATGAACGAGATTAAAGTCCGTGTAATACAGCTTTGTATTGATAAAAAGCGAAGAAACGAAAGAGCCTTTTATGGTTCTATCGCGGACACAATTCGAGATGAATTTGGGGTTGATTTGCCGATAGAGCGAATCAGAAGTATTTCAAGGCAGTACAGACGAGAAAATCATATGGATGATAATTTCCAACCAATTGACACAGAATCAGAAACAAAACCTGTGACTGTTTCATTACAGGCAGATGGTTCAACTGTTAGTGAAAAGACTTTCTCGGTTGCCCATAATACGGAATTAACTCCTGAACTTCTCTTAGAGAAACATGGGTTTGACAAGAATACATTTGAACTTGTATCCGCTAAAAATAGTCGTTGGAACGTACAGAAAAAGGGTTCTGGAGTTGTTGATATGTACAGTTCTAAGATAACTGTACGTCCGGCTAAAGAGTTTGTTTGGAGCCAATCTAATATTGATAAGGCTTTTAAGAACATTAGAATCCAATCTTCTCCGTCAAAGAAAAGAAAACCAGTCATCCACAATGGCAGATGTCTTGTCGTTCCAATAAGCGATTTACACCTTGGGCTTCTTTCAGAGAAGAAAGTGTCTGGTAATGATTACGACTTAGAAATGGCAGAGGCTCTTTATTACTACGCTATTGACGATGTTATGGCAGAAGTTGGAGAAACAGAATTTGAGAAAGTTATGTTCATTATTGGAAATGACTTTATCAATGCCGATAACATTAACAATACGACTACAAAAGGAACGCCTCAAGACTGCTCTAATCAGTGGCATACAATTATTGATAAAGCAATTGAACTTTGTATTAATGGAATTAATAAGCTCGCTACAATAGCGCCAGTCGATGTTGTGTATGCCGTAAGTAACCATGATTATCATAGTATGTATGGGGTTATGAACGTTCTCAAAGCTTATTATAGAAATGATGAGAATATCACAATATATGGCGACCCAGCTGAAAGAAAATATTTCAAATTCGGCGGTGTTATTATTGGCGTTACACATGACTTAAAGCCAGAAAAGGCATTGGAGATTATGTCGGTAGAGGCCCATGATATGTGGAGTTCTTGTAAATCAATGATTTGGTTCCTTGGACACTTGCACACTCAAATGGCTTATAGCAAAAAGGGATATGTCGAAGTTCTGCGACTCCCGACAATAAGCGGGTGGTCACGTTGGTCTAATCAACAGGGATATGTCCAAACAGAACGTAAAAATCAGGCGTTTATTATAGACGCAGATATTGGCATTAAAACAACAATTAACACAGTTATTAAACTGTAAATATAACCCTCGTATCTTTTCTTAGATACGGGGGCTTTATTTGCTGGTGTAGCTCAGTTGGTAGAGCAGCGCTCTTGTAAAGCGCAGGCCGTGAGTTCGAGGCTCTCCACCAGCTCCAAGAGAAAAACGGAAAAATCGGAGGATATAAGAATGCCTAGAGAAGTGGGAAAGAGAAATGCGGGTAGAGCTATGTCCGGTGGTGCCGATGGCGTAAGAAGAAACAGTCGTGGCACACCAAGTAAGGCGCAAATCGCTCTGCTTGAGAGATATAAGGTTGACCATAATAAATCGGGTGTTATAGACAATACTCTCGATGAGGTTATGTTGGATTGTATAGGAGATATTAAAGAGGCTATTGACAATCTTATTACATATGGCGATACACATGTATATAGGGTTTTGCCAAAGGAACTTGACGAGAAGATAAGAGCGTATGGAATGTTTGCTCAAGAATATTTTGGTAAAGATGTTGAAGATGCTAAAGGAAAACCTGTGTTCATAGTCCCAGCAAACTATAAGCAATGTAATAAATGTTTGAAGTTTAAGGATAAGACAAATGGTTTTTTTATGTCCTATTCAGATTCAGCAGACGGGGCTGTTCCAATCTGCAAAGATTGTTTAAACAAACTGTTCCAACAATATCTTAGAAAGTACGGAGTTAGAGAATCATTAATCATGGTTTGTCAAAAGATTGATGTTCTTGCTGTACTTGAACTTATAAATAAGTATACTGAATACTATAAAACAGCAGATGGTAAAAAAGAAGTTCTTAACGGTAGATTCATAGGAAATTTTCTGAGAGAACTATCGTTGTGGCTTACCGTATGTGATGTTCCAGAGTCTGATAGGATGTTCTGTAAGAGCAATCTTCATGGTGAACCGTTTAGAGATATTGGAGCATCAACCAGTCTTGAGCCAATTTATGATGACATTTACGCAACTAAGACCGAAGAAGAAGATGAAGAAGGATTTGAAACCTCTCAACGCAAATATGCATCAGCAACCACGTTAAGGCAAAAGTGGGGAAATTTTGACATTATTGATTTACATTGGCTTGAAGATAAATATAATGAGTGGTATGACAAGTGTGAAATTGACGGACTGTCTAGGGAGAAACTTGTTATGCAGCTTTGTTACGAAGAACTTTCGATTGTAAGAACCCGTGAAAAAGGCGGAAACGTAAAAGATAAGGTTAGAAGCTTTCAGGCGCTAATGAAAGATGCTGAACTTACGCCAAAGAAGCAAGCCGCTAATAGTTCTTCTGATGCCCAATTTACATCTTTGGGAGAGTTTATAAAAGCGGCTGAAACCAGAGGGCCAATTATAACAAAAAATAAGGCTTTTAAAGACGTTGATAGCTTCGAAAAGTTCTGGCGCTCTGTTTCTGGGGCTATTTCTAGAACTCTTTGTAAAGATAGTGAGTATGTAAAAGATTTTGAGGAGAACTACAAAGACTATACAGTTGACTTTGTAAGTGCTGCTAAAACCGAAGAATCAGCCCCCGTTATAGAGGGTGGTGAAGAAGATGGCAAAGACAACTAAATCTTCTAGGTTCTGGGGAAACTTTAATGAGTGGATAGATTATTGGCGACTTAACATCCATAGGTTTGTCCTTGAATATATGGGTGTTAATGTAAAGCTATTCCAACAAATACTTCTTTACTTAATGGACTCCCCAAGCTGCAAAAAGGATAATTCTTTTATATTCTTCGCTTCTCGTGGTTTGGGTAAGTCGTTCTTGACGATGGTATACTGTATAGCAAAGTGTATACTATATCCCGGAATTACAATTAAAGTTGCTTCTTCAACAATGCATCAGGCCGTTCTTTTCACAGAAAAGGCTTATGAGATAAAGAATGGTAGGCCAAATATAGAAAAAGAGATAGATAGAATATCAATTAACAAAGACAGTGCTGAAATAGCATTTATTAATGGTTCTACTATCGAAGCAGTTGTATGTTCAGATAACGCTCGTGGTGCTCGTGCCAACATTCTTATACTGGACGAGAGTCGCCTTATGAGTAAGACGACAATTCAGAAAGTTCTTATTCCTTTCTTGACAAAAGCCAATCGTGACCAACCTTGGGCTATGGATACTAGATATTCAAAGTATATGGAAGAAAGAGAGCATAACTCAACAATTTATCTTACTTCTATTGGCTACAAGGACGAATGGAGTTATCAAGATTTTAAATATTATTGTGATAGTATAGCGGATGGAGATACTTCAAAGTGCGCTATATCATTACCATATCAATTTGCTGTTGAAGCTGGTATAATTAGAAAGTCGTATATTGAGAACCAGTTCCATGATAAGAACGCTGATATTAGTGGACTTAGAATGGAGTTTGAGGTTATACCTCATGGCGAATCGGAAAGTGCTATGTTCACTTTCGACGAAGTAAATAGCGCAAGACAGCTTAGAGTTCCATTATTGCCACCTACTGATGATGAATATATAGAATGTAAGGGAATATTAAAGACGCTCCCATACTATCAAAAGAAAGAGCCAAGAGAACTCCGTGTTATAAGTATGGACATTGCTGTTGGCGCTGGTAGAAAGAATGACTTAACAGTTATCACAGTATTTAGGTGTATAGAAAACCTTGAATATTATGATAAAGAACTTGCATATATTGAAGTAATGAGTGGCGTAAACTTAGACCAACAAGTTATAAGGCTAAAACAGCTATTTTATGACCTCGAATGTGATTATGCTGTGGTTGACGCTGGCGGCGCTATTGGTATTGAAACGATAAATGCGTGTGGTAATATTACAAAAGATATGGTTAGAAACCGTAGATATCCAGGTTGGAAAACCATGAACAAAGTTGAAAAGTATGATATGCGTATTTCAGACCCAAATGCTGAGCCAGTTTTGTTCCCTATACAAATATCTGGTGCTGGTGCGTCTGCTATGCAGTATAACATGCTTGTTATAGCTCAACTTGAGTTCCAAAGACGTCGTATATCTTTACTTGTTGAAGAAGATACGGCAATTCAGGAACTTAACAAGAGATATAAATATATGACAATGAAAACAAGTAATGACGGTTTAATGAGGGATAGAGCTAACAACATGTTTGGCCCATTTGCTAATACAACTCAATTGGTTGATGAAGCAATTAAAACTCAAATCGTTAGACTGCCGAGTGGAAGATGGGTATACGACGAAAAGAATGGGCGTAAGGATAGAATCATAAGTATGATTTATGGGCTTTACTTTATAAATCAACTTGAGGAAGATTTAATCGCGGTTAATAAAAGTGTTAATATTAGCGACTATGTTTCTTCAAAGAACTATTCTAAAAAGGGTGGGGCAATCAATCCTTTCGCGTCAAACATCAAAAAATTAGCTGGATTTGGAATGAGAAGATGATTTATAAAATATCATTTAACAGCGACAATCGACCAGAGTATCGTGTACTTATGGACACTATGGCTAGAGTCGGTGATTATTGTTATAGTTCAAGAGATTTCTTTTTAGACACAGATAAAACATTTGAAGAAATTAAACATATTGATGAATTAGGAAATGAATATTGGGAAGCAAGAGAATTAATGAGTGCTTTAGAATATTCAAAATGGGAACACTTTACTAAAGCAAAGCAAAAATAAGCTGTAATTTGAGCGGTTTTAATGTAGAAGAACATTTTCCCGTTAAGGGGAAAACGATCGAAATGCCCAATGGTGCTACTAAAGAAGTAATAGATTATAAATTAAGTAGATACGCTTGTTATTTGATAGTACAAAATGCAAGCCCAGCAAGACATAAGTCTGTCGCGTTGGGTCAAACTTATTTTGCTGTTCAAACAAGAAAAATGGAATTAACACAAGAAGAATATAATAAACTAAACGAAGACGAAAAAAGACTATATACACGAATAAATATTAAAAACAAAAATAAATACTTATTTGATACTGCAAAAAAAGCAGGTGTAAATAATTATGCAAAGTTTAATGACTATGGTTATAAAGGACTATATGGTGGAGAAACAGCAAAAGACATTGCAAAAAGAAAAGGCATTGACCCTGATAAAGAAGAAATACTAGATCATATGGGTAGCAATGAATTAGCAGCAAATTTATTTAGAATTACTCAAACAGATGAAGTAATTAAAAACAATAATATTACTGGAGAAAAAAATGCTTGTAATACTCATCATATGGTAGGGCAAGCAATAAGAAATACTATCATTAAGGTTGGTGGTACCACACCTGAAAAATTACCAACACCTAAAAAATCAATTAAAGAAATTGAAAAAGAAGAATCGAAAAAAATTGAAAGTAAATAATTATTTCAACTTTCAAAGAAATCGAAAGGTTAAATAAAAAAAGACTAGAACTGCTGGAACAGAACATTTTAAAATATAGAAATAAAGGAAGTGAAAGAATGAAAGATAATTTAATTAAAACTGAAATGAATGTTAATAATAATAAAATAAATGTTATGAGAATTGGAAACGAGGAATATATCTCATTAACCGATTTGGCAAGATATGCTGATGAAGATGATCCTAGATATCCAATACAAAACTGGATGAGAAATAAAGATGTTATTTCTTATCTAGGATTATGGGAAAAACTTAATAACGAAAATTTCAAAGGTGTCGAATTCGACACGTTTAAAAATGAAGCTGGTAGTAATAAGTTTAAAATATCTCCACAAAAATGGATTAAAGAAACTAATGCAATTGGTATTATATCAAAATCAGGTAACAATGGTGGCACATTTGCTCACTCTGATATTGCATTAGAATTTGCAAGTTGGCTAAGTCCCGAGTTTAAATTATATTTAATCAAAGAATTTGAAAGATTAAAAAGAAATGAAGCGTATCAAGAAAAAATTGAGTGGAATGCAAGTAGAGTATTATCTAAGGCAAATTATAGAATACATACAGACGCAATTAAAAATTCAATTATTCCTAATTTAGTTACAGATTTTCAAAAAAAGCTCATATATCCAACCGAAGCAGATTTATTAAATGTTGCCTTATTTGGAATGACTGCTAAAGAATGGAAAGAAAAAAATCCAAACTTAAAAGGTAATCAAAGAGATTATGCCGATATTAGACAATTATTAGTGCTTTGCAATATAGAGAACTTAAATGCTATAATGATTAATGATAATATTCCACAATCTATAAGAATAGAAAAATTAAATAAAGTTGCTATACAACAATT